GATCTTTAATAAAATTAATCATGTCGGCAGGTTTAGGTGCAAATACTGAGTGTTGAACGTGGTTAAGAAGTGCGTCTTTAACACTGCTGAACGGGTAGCCATTCATCAAGTTAGACCAGATCATGATGGAAGCTGGCGTTATCTTCATGCTGTATATCTCAAATATATTGATTATCAGGTCAGTAAACTGTTCTTTTTCACTCGTGTTCATAGGTTTCTCCTTGTGATTGTTGATCTTGTTGACGTAGTTTTAATTTGAATGCTTCTCCAACGGCCCGGTTCTGGTCTGTAATTGACTGCTTACCCTTGTTGACGGGAAACAGACCACTGTAACCACTCAGGATTGATTGCTCTATAACTTCTTTAGGATCGTTACCTTCAGACTTTAGCTTGCTCAGAGTAGAGATAGCCAGTTTTATAGCACCTTGAGTTAGCGGCTTCCTAAGTTTCTTCCTAGAGTCTACAAAGTCATTCCATGCGTCTACAGGAATCCAATCAGGAATCTGAATTGGGGGAATAATTAAGCGCGTTTCGCGCAACTCTTTTGACTTAAATTCTTTTGATTCTGACTTCTGACTTCTGACTTCTAAGTTCTGATCTATGACTTCTGACTTCTGACTTCTGACTTCTGGTATTGCGATAGATTTGCGTATCGCAGAATGGCTGTTTTGCGACTCGCTTTGCGATACTCCCCACTTGATTTCATTACCTTTTTTGCCAGCCTCACTCTTTTTAGTGTGTTCAGCACTTCTGGCAAGTAATTCCTTCTCGCAGCGTTCATGCTTCCAAACGTCAGTTATCTCAAAATGTCGTGCGATAGCTTTGCGTATCGCAAACCACTCATTCTGCGAGTCGCACAATGTAATCTTAGCTAAAACAACATCATCATTAGGCGGCGCTTCTCCTGTCGCGTAGTAATCTAGCAACAGCAATATGTAAGCACCATGCTGAACGGTAGTTAATCTACCTGTATCTGACTTGTAATCGCCGGGATAAAACTTAAACCACGGGGTTGCACTCATAACAATATCCTTAACGGTGAGAGCCGGTAGTGAGCCGACAGGATTACAACCATAGAAAGGGGTAGGCTGAAAGCCCTTGTCTCACCGTTAAAGATACTGAATTGCATAACTGACTCCCTTCCTGTCATCAGGTTCACTAAACCCAATGCAGTAAGAATAGATTAAATTTCTACTCTTGTAAACTTTTTATTTTGACTAGGCACGAACCGCCTTTAATCACGCTGCCACGCGCTACCATCAACTGGTCTACCTGAGAGTCATCATCAAACACGCCAGCAGCCTGTAGAGCGTCTATAAGCGGCTTAAGTACATTATCTATGTCTCTACGCCTACGGTCAGGTGCATGAAGCAATATCTCCAGACCTACTTTGTCATCGCCAAACCTAGCTCGTTTAGCGGCAAGGTTAACTATTAGCTTAAAGTCATTAGCTGTCTTAGTCATAAACCGCCGCGATCCACGAAAACCCCAATAAGTATTTACGCTTGGCGGGTAGGGTAAATTTAGTTCTATCATAGTTCGTAATCTCAGTTATAATACAAGTGGCATTTTGCCATATATGAAAGGAATATGATATGACTAAGTTACTCTACAGCGACCTCCGGCAAATCAATGTAAACGAACATACTGAGAAGAAAGGAAAATTAACATACCTCTCTTGGGCATGGGCTGTTCACTATCTACTGGAAGATGATCCGTCAGCAAATTGGAAGTATGGAGAGCCAAAGATGTTTGGCGAGACGATGATGGTCTTTTGCAGTGTCACAGCGTTTGGCAAAACAATGACTGCACAGCTCCCTGTTCTAGACTACCAAAACAAGGCAATTAAAAATCCTTCTGCAATGGATGTAAACACGGCAATGCAGAGATGTCTGGCTAAGGCTATTGCACTGCATGGCATCGGCTTATATATCTACGCTGGTGAAGATTTGCCATTGATTGAGGTAGATGACGATGCTATAGAAGAGCAGGTATTAGTAGCGATACGAATGATCGAGTCTAGCGAAACAATAGAAGAGCTAAAGACTAACTACTTTCCGGCTGCCGATACGTTTAAGAGCAATCCAGAAGCAACGATACGTCTAGCTACCTCTAAAAACAAACGCAAAGGAGAGTTAGCATGAGTCCATCATCTCAAAACTTTTGGCTACTAGGGCAACTAAAGAAGAAGCGGCGCTTAACATCTCTGGATGCAATGAAAGAGGCCCAATGTATGAGACTCTCAGCTAGGGTTTATGACCTGCGCTGCATGGGCTATAACATACACACTGAGAATGTCTGGCTTGATAGCGGCAAGGTCATTGGGAGGTACTTTCTAAAATGATAGCTCAAGGGACACCAGAATGGTTTGCACAACGGCTAGGCCATGTAACTGCGTCTAGGATGAGCGATGTGCTTGCAAAGGGTAAGGCAGGAGAAGCTGTTACCCGACAGAAGTACAGGATGCAGATCATTGCAGAGCGTGTTTCTGGTCAAGTAGCTGACAGTTTTAACAATGCGGCTATGCAGTGGGGTACTGACCATGAACCTCTTGCCAGAATACGCTATGAGGCCGATACAGGCTATTTTGTAGACGAGGCAGAGTTCTGCTTTCATCCTACGATAAAGTGGCTTGGAGCGTCTCCTGATGGCATTATCAGTGGTGTTAATGCGTTAATCGAGATCAAGTGTCCTAACACCCAGACGCATCTAGGATATAGGCTTGATAACAAGCCACCTGCTGCTTACGTCAATCAGATGCAGTGTCAGATGTGGGTAACTGGCGCAACTTATTGCGACTTTGTAAGCTACGACCCACGAGTGCCAGAGCATCTACAGCTATTTGTCTCACGGTTACGGAGAGATGACGATCTAATAGCTAAGATGGAAACAGAAGTAGTTAAGTTTTTAGGTGAAGTAGATGACGCAATGAAACAACTGGAGAAAAAATAATGTCTGATTTAAACCAATGTAGTTTCATAGGTCGGCTTGGCAAGGATGTAGAGCTACGAGTTACCCCGGCAGGTGATTCTATAGCTAACTTCAGCATAGGCTGCGGCTGGAAAACAAAAAGCAAAGAAGGCACGGAGTGGGTCAACGTCAGTGCTTTCGGTAAGCTGGCTGAAATCTGTGGTCAATACCTCACGAAAGGCTCACAAGTCTATGTGCAGGGCAAAATGAAAACAGATAAATTTGAGGACAAGAACGGCGTTACCAAGTACAGCACCAAGATTAGTGCAGATACGGTGCAGTTTCTAGGCAAGAGCAAGGAGTCTGAGCCTAAGCATGATTCACGAAATATGCCAGCTACAGACCCGTACAAGACACCTTTTGACGATATGCCTGATGACCTACCTTTTAATTAGAATTATGCTATAATGGGGTTATATTTCACACAGGATATAACTCGTGCATAGTTCTAAGGTTTGCTTTAAGTGTGGTGAAAGTCAGTCATTGTCGGAGTTTTATAAACATCCTATGATGGCTGACGGTCATCTTAATAAATGTAAGTCATGCACTAAAAAAGATACAAAAGCTAATATATTAAAGAATCATGATTACTACATAGAATATGATAAAAACAGAGCAAATTTACCGCATAGAATAGAGGGAAGAAAGCATTATTCTCAGACTGATGAGGGTAAGGCTATGGCAAGAAAGGCAAGAGAAAAGTGGACGAAAGCAAATGTAATAAAACGAGCGTGTCAATTTTTAGTCCAGAATCATGTAGAAAATGGAAGATTAATAAGAGGCACTGTTTGTGAAGATTGCAAGGTTGCACATTGTAGGCTGCATGGTCATCACGATGATTACGCCTACCCATTAGCTGTCAGATGGTTATGTCCAAAGTGTCATGCAAAGTGGCATAAGATTAATGGTAGTGGATTGAATGGATAAATCGCCCTTCTGATGTACAATTAATTTGCGTGATTGGTAGTTGCGCTCTTTGGGCTGCGAGGAATCGTGGCCCTTTTTTTCGTTCAGATTATCCGTGTCCGTGCGGAGACTGTACGCTCTCCGGCGGAGACTGTCTTTTACCCGCTTGCACCGAAATATATCGAAACGGGCAAAGCGGGAAGCGGGAAATCCTTTGTAATATATTGATTCTATTAAAGAAATAAATGTATTATAAAAGTGTTGACAGTTCTAATACATCTCTATAATATTTCTACATCGGGATTCATTTTGAAGCCCAGAACAGGAGATACAAATGAGTAAATATGACGAGTTCTTCCCACGCCAAAAGCGCCCACCATTCGAGCCTACACCGTGGTTTATAATAATTATTGTTGTAATGGCTATTGCCTTCACTTCCTACCTCTCACAATGCGGAGCATAAAATGATTACAGACTTCCAGTTAGCGGCAGCTAGGTTAGTAATAAGTTTCTCACGAGCAGATAACGAAACTAAAGCCAACCTATTAGACTCATACTTTGCAATGGTCAGACAGTATGAGGAAGCTAAGTATCACAACAGAGAGCAGGAGCAGAATCAGGGCTTAGACGAGGTGCTTGACGATCCGCGTCACGGACAGGCTGAACCGCTAAACAGAGGTGACTTCTAATGAGTACAAGAGAAGAACTAGTGAAGGCGGTTTGGAATGCTGCTGCTGTTAGGGCTGCTGCTGCTCATGCTGATTGGGATTCTGCTTATGATGCTTGGGACGCTGCTAGACAGGATTTGAAGGCTTACGACAAGGAGAAGAAAGATGAACTCAAATTACGATACTAGCCCCAGAACGCTCAGAGAGGGCGTAGAACGCAATAAGTCACACGATGGCTACCTACCCTACCTAAACGCTCCTCGCGGCATGGGGCGGGGCTACTCATCCGGCTCATGGGCTGAAGATGACAGGCGGCTGGTACTGTGGATTAAAGTCGCGTTTGTAGCTGCGATAGGAGGTCTAATATGTATTTTTCGGACGATTATCGTCAGTTAGCATGGGATGCCTTATTAATTAAGGGATGGGGCAAAGATGTTCGTATGCAAAGTCTGGTTGATATGTACAAAAAGGACTTTACAGAGCAACAGTCTCCGTTCTCTGAGTTACGCCGATTCCCGTATATGTGGGACACCAGCCTATCAGCCAGAGTATTTGTAGCTCGATACATCCCTAGACTGTCAGAAAAGCTATGGGATAGTCCAAAGGACGCACAGTTCTGGCTAATGATGCACGGAGACAAGGTAAACAGACAGGACAATGCGGCTGATGCAGAGTCTAGGAGAAAGGACATTAATCTAATAAAAAAGTCTATGAGAGAGGATAAAAAAGCAATTGCCGGAAAGATTGAACGTAAAGATCTGTATGCAGCACACAGGCCCAGCGGTCAATGGAATGTATGTAAATAAGTATAATACTCTGGTATAATTATGATATATATCAGGAGGAAGTATGGCACGAGCAGTATCTACAATTCGGGCGTTACTAAAGGACTATGTGGGCGAGATCACGCTAGCTGAGATAGATGCTAGATGTGACCTAAAGACTTGCGAAATCTCAATGGCCTTATGCTACTTACTAAAGCAGAGATATGTTACTAGAGTGCCTATAAAGTCTAATCTGATACTGGGCCGTAAAGAAGTCTGGCTGTATACCTACTACTCAAAGAGACAACCTATTGTGTCCTGAGTGCCAGATAGCAGAGAAGAACCCCGGCTCTGGCTTATACCAATTCAATTGCCGCAGTTGCCGACAAAGACTAATATTAAAGAATAATTGCAGAGAAGTAAGAAAGAGGCTAGTCATCCAGTTCAGAAAATGGGGTGAGAACGAGGCAACAGAAGAGGGAGTCTGCAAGTGTAAGGAGTTCTGTTATAGACAGAGGATGGTAGATGGACGAGGCTGATTACGCTAACGAGGAAGCAGAGCAAAGACTTTCAGCCCTGATTAAACAGGCTAGGAAGCCTATTCCCAAAGGAATTCCGGGTGATTGCGACCTGTGTGGCGAGTGGTCACGATTAGTAGAGGGAGTATGCGCTCCATGTCGAGATCGTTACAAAATCAAATAACTAGGAGAGATAAATGAGTCATTCACCACAACAATTCGTACTAACACTACTTCACAGCGTAACTAACGCCCACATACTGCACTTCCAGACCAAATCCTACAGCGAACACGTTGCATTAGGCACTTACTACACTGAGGTAGACGAGCTTGTAGACTCGTTCGTAGAGGCATATCAAGGCTGCTATGGGATCATAGATGACTATGAGAAGTATTATCTACTGCCTACACCACCTCTAAAGTACATGATGAGTCTAAGTAAGTATGTAGAAGATGAAAGAAAGAAGCTACCGCAAGACTCAGAGCTACAGAACATAATAGATGAGATAGCACAGCTAATCGACAGCACCATCTACAAGCTGAAATTCCTAGCATGATACGCATGGTCAAGACACATAACGGCTACGCAATGCACGAGATAGTCTGCGATGGAACAGGAGCGCCAGTAAGTAGCTTCCCGGCAATCATTCAAGGTATGACAAGATTAGACGCTCTAAAGTACATGGAAGATGTAATAGATGCAGCCAAGTTACCAGCGATACGACTCAACGAGAAGCGAGATATATGATAGTCATTAAAAAAGCAAGTAAAACTGGTAGACCGCCCGGCCCGGGTAGACCAAAAGGGCTGGCAAATAAGTCTACAGTAGCCGCTCGAGAGGCCATTGCCCGGTTCGTTGATGGTAACGCTCACAGAGTGCAGATCTGGCTAGATGCGATAGCAGCAGAGAATGGGCCACTGATGGCATTCCGATGCTATACAGACATGATTGAGTACCATGTACCAAAATTGAGCCGCACAGAACTCACAGGCAAGAATGATGGGCCAGTAGAAATAACGATAAAATGGAAAGCACCGAAATAGAAATGGACTACCAGCCCCGGCTGGCTTTCATGCCGTTCCACAATCGCACCCAGAGATGGGCTTGTCTAATTGCTCACAGGCGCGCAGGGAAAACGGTCGCAGCGACCAACGATTTAATTCGTGCTGCGGCAGAATGCCAGAGTCCGTGGCCTCACTTTGCCTACGTCACGCCCTATAGATCACAGGGAAAATCTGTAGCTTGGCAATACTTAAAGCACTACGCTCGTCCTATTATGAAATCAGCTAACGAGGCCGAATTATTTATTACTTTGCTCAATGGAGCAAAGATAAGCATCTTTGGCGCTGATAATGCCGATGCGATGCGCGGACTGGGCTTCGATGGCTGTTTCCTAGATGAGTACGGTGATTTCAGGCCCAGCGTGTGGGGGTCGGTAATACGTCCTGCGCTGTCAGACAGGCAGGGTTGGTGTGTATTTGCTGGCACTCCGAAGGGTAAAAACCAGTTCTGGGATATCTACAAAACGGCTCAGAGAATACCTAGTGAGTGGTTTTGCATGGCACTCAAGGCATCTGACAGTAAGTTATTGCCAGAAGGAGAGCTGAATGCCGCCAAAGCACAGCTATCAGAAGATCAATATCTACAAGAGATGGAATGCTCATTCGAGGCAAGCATTCTAGGAGCTTACTACGGTACGGAGATGAGGGAGGCTACAGAGCAAGGGCGCGTCACTAGAGTAGCCTATGACAACAACGTGCCTGTTCATCTTGCATACGATCTTGGTTATAGGGATGACACAGCAGTCTGGTTCTATCAAGTAATTCGCGATGAAGTACATATAATTGATTATTACGCTGTTTCTGGTGCAAATATTGATGAAATTGCTGCAAATATCCTGTCAAGGCCGTATAATTTCGGTAAGCACCACCTGCCGCATGATGCACGAGCTAAGACTCTGGCGGCTGCTGGTAAGAGTGTAATCGAGCAATTAGCGGTACACTTTGGCATCAACAGTCTAGCTATCGTGCCAGATTTAAGCGTACAAGACGGTATACAGGCTGTTCGTAAAGTCTTGCCACAGTGCTGGTTTGATGCAGACAAGTGCAGTGAGGGTATCGAGGCTTTACGTCAGTATCAAAGAGAGTACGATGAGGACAAGAAGGCGTTTCGGCAGACACCACGACATGACTGGTGTTCTCATCCGGCAGACGCTTTCCGAATGTTATCAATAGCATGGCGGTCAGAGCCACGAGTCAGACAGCCTGATGCGGCTAAACCGCTGATGGTAGGAGAGCAAAACACAGCAACACTTAACGATGTGTGGGCGCAAGCAAATCAACCTAAGAGAGGCAGAATATGAGCATACAATCACCATTTAGATACCAATCCGAACACGTTGCAGTCAGTCAAACAGCACAAGTCTTAGGCGGCACAGGCGCAATCGGTGACTACATCCACAGACTAATATGTACAGTCACCACCGCTGCTACAGGCAATGTAGTTCTGGTAGACGGAACAGGCGTAGGCATATTGACCCATACAGTGCTACCTGCATCATGCGGCACAGGTATCAATGTCTACAATATCGAGATCAACGCTGCATCTACTACTGGTGCATGGAAAGTAACGACAGGAGCAGGTGTTGAGGTTATGGCTGTAGGCATATTCTCAGCATAATGCCTAGTCCTAAACAACTAGCTGCTGGACTACAGACCTATACGCCAAAGCGTACTTTGTTGAGTGAGACGGTCAATGGCGTTGAGATTACGCCACAGCAGTCTGCTGCTCTATCTGCAACTAACCCTGCATACCAAGCAATGGACGCATACGGTGAACAGGCTAAAGCTAGATTAATTGGCGCACCAGCAGTAGAACCGTCACTGGACACCTTCGCAGAACAAGCTAGAGCTAGAATGATGGCTAGAAAAAATGCCCTCCGCTAAAGAACTAGCCAAAGCCTTAGCTAGGCAAGACTCAGTAACTCAACAGCCTCGTAATAGGTTTCTTGGCGCTGTTGCTGACGCTGCTGGCTATTTATCAGATCAAGCCGACAGATATGTAGTACCTGAGCGCGATCCATTATTTGGCGGTATGCGTGGTGGTGATCTGCTGCCGCTAAGGAACGTTAACAGACTGCTAGACGATCTAAGCTACGGTGGGCGCATAACTACAGGCAGAGGACAGACTACAACGCTAAGACCAGAAGTGGTTGATACTGTTGCGTTAGGCGGGGCAATGCGGCCTTTTATACAAAAAGGTGGTGAAGCTGCTCTAAAAACTATAGCTGAACAGGTACAGAACAAAACTGGCCTACTTGGTAGGAATGTGATTGACCCTAGAATGCGTATGTTTGCGGGGGAAGGAGCTAAGACAGCAGACAAACAAGCTCTCAAGGTAGCAAAGGATATGAAGGCAGCCGGAGTTCCTGATGAGGTAATTCATGCTAAGACAAAGTGGTTCTTTGGTAGTGCTGATGGCAAGCCGAGGTTTGAGATTGATGATAGCCCAGCAACTATTCGAGGAGTCGGAACGGTAGAGAGGGTTGCTGGTAGGCAAGGTACAAATATGGGTGACGTAATGCGGCATCCATCGCTGTATGATGCGTACCAAAATACAAGTAAGATTCCGTTAGAGTTTAGAGGAAAATCAGGGGGGGCATACGGAACTGATATGTACGGCAATGAGGGCATCATGCTTGGTAAAAATGTATCGGGCGAAAGTACACCTCTCCACGAACTTCAACATTCCATCCAGCGGCAAGAGGGATTTGCAACTGGTGGGAGTCCTGATATGTTTATGCGCGGCTATCAAAATAAGCTAAAAGACTTAGACGCACAGGTAACAGACATTAACCAGCAAATGCGCGCTGCTTCCGGCACACCACAATATGATGAACTAATGAATGCTCGAAGTGGCATTGTCAAACAAATTCAAGCGATTGAGGGGCGTGATGGATTGGGTGCGCTTGAGGCTGCAAATAAAGATTACCGCCGCCTAGCCGGAGAAGCCGAAGCCCGCCTAACCCAATCTCGCATGAACATGACAGCCGCAGAGCGTGCAGCCTCATACCCGCCCAGTATGTTTGATGTGCCAGTAAAAGATCAGATTGTAAGATATGGCGATGCTCAGGCTATGAGTGTGCCAGAGCGCAATGGTGTAGGCGGCGCTATGATTCAACGACCTAAGACAGAGTTCGAGATACTGCACGACACAGCCCAGCGCAATGCTGCCCTACCAGTTGAGCAGGGTGGACTAGGACTGCCAGAAGGTAATACCTATATAGACAGGGCGAATGCTCCGGGTATGTATCCGACAGATGCTTATCATTTTACAAATGCTAGATTTTCAGAGTTTGACCCTAAATCTATTGGCTCTGCTACTGATGAAGGGTGGCTTGGAAGTGGATTTTATACAACAACTGATAAAAAACTAGGTGATAACTGGAATAAACAGGTTTCCATGCCCATGCGCGTTGCAGATCAAAACAATTTAGAAGTTCCTTATACAAACTTTGGGCAAGATAAAAGAAGTAATGTATCTGGTGCTTTAGGTGAAATGGGTAACATGACTCCAATCGAGGTTAATGACGCTCTGAATAACTTGGGTAAAACTGGAATAACTATGGATTATTCACCAAGCGGTTATTTACATAAAGAAATAATGTCAGTCGCTCCAAACCAACTGCGCTCACGCTTTGCAGCCTTTGACCCAATGCGTAGACATGAAGCAGACATTCTCGCTGGTGTAGGTGTTGGCGGGATGTTAGACCCTCAAGCAATAGCTGAAGCACTTAGACAACAGGACAGAAAATGACCGAAACTCCAATTGAGAAATATCTGAACGTAATCGGCGCATACGACAACGAGTTCAAGAAGTGGGAGGCTCGTTCTGCAAAGATCGTCAAACGCTACAGAGATGATAACCGCAGCCAGAACTCTAACGAGACGGCAAAGTTTAATATTCTCTGGTCAAACGTACAGACTCTAGTCCCAGCAGTCTATTCTAAGCTGCCTATGGCTGACGTATCGAGAAGGTTTGGAGACAATGACCAAGTAGGTCGTGTTGCCTCACAGATCATTCAGAGAGCTATTGACTACGAGATTGAGCATTACCCAGACTTCAGAGCGACTATGAAGAACGCGGTGCAGGATCGCTTTCTTGGCGGTCGTGGTGTCGCATGGGTACGCTACGAGCCGCATCTAATTGAGCGTGATATGCCAGAAGATGGGCTACAGGTTACTGAGGACGCTGATGAAAAGGATGTAACGAAAGGTGACACCCCAGAAACCTATGAAGAGATCGAGTACGAATGCGCTCCTACAGACTACGTTCACTGGAAGGACTTTGGTCACTCAGTAGCTCGTACATGGGAAGAGGTCACGGTTGTATGGCGCTGGGCTTACATGACGCGAGAGGCGCTTATAGAGCGTTTTGGCGAGGAGTCTGCAAAGAAGATACCTTTGGACAGCGGCCCACAGACACTAACTTCCTACGGTCAGTCTAGCAAAGAGCATACACGCGCTAAGATATGTGAGTTATGGGATAAGGAAAGCGGCAAGGTCTACTGGTTTAGCAAGAACAGCAACTACATCATAGACGAGCGTGATGACCCTATCGAGGTAGAAGGCTTTTTCCCCTGCGGTAAGCCTTTGTACGCTACTTTAACCTCTGATTCTCTAGTGCCTGTACCTGACTTCGTGCTGTATCAAGATCAGGCTACTGAGCTGGACATTTTGAGCGACAGAATTGACGGTCTGGTCAAGGCTCTAAGGGTACGAGGAGTATATGACGCAAGCCAGCCAACGCTACAACGTCTACTGACAGAGGGAGACAATAATACTCTGATACCTGTGGATAAGTGGATGGCATTCAGTGAAAAGGGTGGGCTGAAGGGTAGTATCGACATCCTACCGCTAGATGTCATAGCTAGTACGCTCATCAACTGCTACCGGGCAAGAGAGGACATAAAGAGTCAAATCTACGAGATTACAGGCATATCTGACATTATCAGGGGTCAGACCAGTGCAAGCGAGACCGCAACTGCTCAACAGATCAAAGGCCAGTATGCCGGGCTTAGATTAAGAGCAATGCAGGAAGAGGTAGCACTGTTTGCGTCTAGCCTGATTAAGCTCAAGGCGCAGATCATGTGTACCAAGTTCCAGCCGCAGACTCTATTGCAGTACGCTTCTGCACAACAGATGTCTGAGGCAGATCAGCAGTTGATACCACAGGCTATAGAGCTTCTTAAAGACTCGCCACTAGCTAACTTTAGAATAGATGTCGAGGCTGACAGTTTGGTGCAATTGGATGAAGATCAGAACAAGCGTAACCGTGTAGAGTTCCTAACAGCGTTTGGCGGCTTCTTAGGTCAAGCCTTACCTGTAGGCCGCGAGTCACCTGAGATGATACCAATGCTGGTAGAGGTCATGAAGTTCGGCATAGGTGCGTTTAAGCAAGCAGAACCGATTGAAGGCACGTTAGATACCGCACTGGAACAGATGAAGGCAGCATCACAGCAGCCACAACAGCCGCAGCCTGACCCTGAGCAGATGAAGATGCAAGCGCAGCAACAGTCTGAACAGATGAAAATGCAAGCAGATGCACAAGCCGCACAGATGAAGGCACAGATTGACGTACAGGCTCAACAAGCACGAGTACAGGCAGATATGCAGATCGAGCAGATGAAGCTACAGGCAGACGCACAGCTAGAACAGATGCGCCAACAGATGAAGATGCAGGAGCTACAGTACCTAGATCAGTTTAATCGCTACAAAGCACAACTAGACTCATCTACTCGCATCATGGTCGCAGAGATAGGCGCAAAGGCACAGGTAGATAAGGTGCGTGAGGCAGAAGAGGCCGCTAATACTGAAGTAGCTATTGTTCTGGGGCAATCATGAGACAGTCTTGGGTATATATAGACGGGGAAGCTGTAGAGGTAGGCGCAGAGCAATATGATGCTAAGGTCTACATCATGCCTGACATAGCTCCTTACAAGAGTATGGCTGATGGCACAATGATTACTGGCAGGGCTATGCACCGTGAGCATCTAAGGAAGCATAACTGCTTTGAGGTCGGTAACGAGACTATGACAAGCCGCGCACCTGTCGTAAAAGATACACGCAGAGAAGTATTAAGCGCACAATTAGCAAATATGTCGCATAATCAGGCCAACAAGCTACTGGATCGTATGCGAGATAACCAAAGGTTTACCAATAACCCCCACAGGGAGAAATAAATGGATATGCCAGAGTCAGTACCCGATACAAACGTAATAGACAGAAAAGAACTACTAGCACAGCAGTTTGATGAATTAGAGACAGAGCCAAAGGCTGAGAGAGTACGCAGTGCTGATGGCAAGTACGCGCCAACAATACCTGTAGAAGCTCCAGAAGTAGTAGAAGAGCCTCCAGTATGGCAAAGAGCGCCTGCATCATGGAAGAAGGACTACCACGAGGAATGGGCGGCGGCCTCGCCAAAACTACAAGAATACGCATGGCAACGTGAAGAGCAGATGAGGGCTGGTGTTGAGCCGCTTATCTCTAAAGCTCAGTACGCTGATGAGATGGAACGGGTAGTACAGCCGTACCTTAATACGATAAACGGTCTAGGCATTAAACCTAGTGAAGCCATTAGCGGGTTATTGCAAGCGGATAACATCTTACGCAACGGCTCGCCACAGGAAAAGGAATACTACTTTGCTCAGTTGAGAGAGCAATATGGTATGGGAGCTGCAAATCAGGATG